CCTCCTTAACCACTTTAAACCTTCTAAATCATTTAAGTGCTCTGGAGTGACATTCTTACCAGATTTTGTCACTTCATAGTTTTCGATTGATTTATTGATTCGCTGCCGCAAAGCCCAGATTTGATCAACATCAGTAAAAGGTTCAAACACATCGTCAGTGCCGGTTGGTCTTGTTTCTCCTGTGTTACGACCTTGTGCAAACTCCATGTCTGGCTTTTTGCCCATCTTGGACAGTTCTTCCATATAGTTTCTTGTTAAAGTAGCGGTTTTAATATCAAACCTATTCCATTTGAAATCAGGATGATTTGCTAAAAATCCCTCTAACAATTGAAACTGATTAGTTGATACCCATGCATCGGACTCCCTCGCTTCTGCATACATGGCTGCAGCCATTTCTCTTTCAGCTTCTTGCGCCTCCATAATTGATTTTTGAAGATTGTCAGGACTTAATGCTTCACCTTTAATTTGAAAGCTACCAAGATCCTCACCTCTAACACGTTGCGCTCCTGTCAATCCATCAATAACTTCATTACCTTTCGTAGCTAATTTTTGCAAACGGTCTACTGAAATGTCTTCAGGATCAAATCCCATCTCGCGCAATTGCTTATTAGCGTTGGCAATTGCGCGATTACGCATTGCCACTTGACCACCCGTAAAAGCAATATCAGGACCAAAATCAAGTAGCGTTTTAATAGTGTGGTAAAAAGCTGGATAAGCAAAACCTTGTCTAGGCGTCCCTATTGGACCTAGTGCCTCCCTTTGCTCATTAAACATGTTCATTAGTTCAGCAGAAGGTGTTTCATTGTTATCTAACATTTCAGTGATTGTTTTCTGCGTTTCTCTTAATTGATTTATTTGCGTTGCATATTCTTCATTGCTTATTCCTAATTCTTCAGCTCCATCATAAAGCAATGGATCAGCCAGGGCCTCGGCACTAACTGTTGCTATCTTATCTGTAGCTCGATCATAGGTAGCAAAACCAGTATTAATAGCACCTAAAGCAATCGCACCAGATACAGATCTGGGAGCAAAAGTTAAATGACCAAACATGCTCTCCATATCATCAGCTAAAGCTTTAAACGCCTCACCAAAAGTATCTCCTCGTATTATTCTGTAGGGTGTACCTACTAATGCATTAACACCTGTCGCCCCAGCAACCATGGTAGGAGCTATTGCAGCATTCCAAACTGTTTCTGCAGTTCCTCTTAGCAAGTCTAGAGTAGGAGATCTTTCTGTAACAGGGGTGCCAGCAATCATGGTAGCTGCAAGATCACCAGCAGCACCAACCTCAGATGATAGAAAATTTAACGTATCAGCATCGGGTACATCTTCAGCAAACCTGGGGAACAGTCCTTGAGAACGCATATCGTTGTACGTAGCAATCTGATCATCGTTCATACCCCTCGTGCCGTATACACTGAAATGGTTATATGCATTATCAATCTGTTCTTGTGTGTATTGTCTGTTTTCAGCCATAATTAGAATCCTAAGTTACTAGCAGACTCGGCAGCATCCTTTTCAAATTGGGTTCTATATCTTTCTTGCCAATTCCATTGTGGAGGTGCTTGACCAGTAGCACGTGTGAAAGCACCTTCATATTGTGCTGCAGCAGTGCTAATCAAACGATCCATGTTGCGAACCATAACTCTTGGATCTTGAGAGTTTGCTCCTAATTCAATCTTCTTGTCTGCAATATCTCTATTACTGATTGAGTTGCCGTTTTGTTGGGACTTAGCCAACAAAAAGGCCATCTGTGTAATCATGCTGTCTAACTCACGAGCATTTAAACCAAGTTCAGTAAATTTTTTATTTTCAAATATTGTGCCTGAATAGCTTAGACCAGGTATTTCTGAGTGCATGCCAGAAGCTAGTCTGTTAACTTCCTCTAAATCTAAAGTTTCTGACATTTGCATATCATTAAACAAATAGCGCAAATTAGTGTTGATGTCATTTAATGTTGCAGACATATCAGCAATTGTAGTGTTAGCGGATGGCTGCGTTTGTAAAAGTTGTTTTGCTTGCGAGGCTACTTGTAACAGTGTTTCAAAATTAGCTCTGCGCTGATTATAATCATCAATCACAGCATCACTTAACCCACCAACATTTTTAAGCTCAGATGCTTGTAAGCCAGTAGAGAAAACAAAATCAGGTATGTCCTTACCTTCTAACTCATTTCCCTGCATATCGTAAAAACGACCATCAGTGCCTATCAATACAGAATGTGGTTTACCATCAGCCCCCATAACCGTTATTGGATCTTTAGCCTCAGTTCCATCGAAAGCTTCAATAATGTTTTTTATACCCTCTGGGGTGAGATTAAGATTTCCCTTTTCATCTCTCGGAACATTCGTATAGTCAGGATTATCTTTGACTAAATTTGTGGCATAAATAGCTTCATTATATTCCTGAATACGAGCCCTAGTTGCATCTCCAGCTCGCGAGATATCATATGAGGCTTTTGCTTCTGTCGCAGCAATTTGCGCTTCAGTATATTCGTCAGCAAGATTCTCTCTTCTTAGATTCCTCGCAAACATTTGTCCTGCAATAGGACCGTATTCAGCAGATAACAATCCTGGTATTGCATTCATTAGATCAGTTTGCGGCAAAGTTTGTTGTAAATTTTTTGCTGCGGTATTTATCCTTTCTTCAGGTGTAGTCATTCCTAAAGCCTTACGACCGTACTCCTGTATTTGTGGCATTTGACCTAAAGCCTGATTAAACAGCATACCCCCTACTCTTCGCGGATCCGCTCCTAGTCTGGACAATAATTTAGTCGCTGTGTTTTCAACTCGCGCACGATTAGTTGCTTTAGGATCGATAAATCTTGCTAATTGTTTTTCTATATCCATCAGCTATCTCCTCCTAATATTGCGCTTAAATCTGAGTTATATTCACCGCTGGCTAAAAAATCCAATAGACTAGACAATCCTTGCTGTCTTAACACAGTCGCAAGCTCTTCGGTACCGAGATCGTAGTCGAGCATCTGACTAACAAGATCTCTCTCGTAACCAGCCATCTGACGATCTGCTGTGCTAATAAGGTCAGCAACATTAATGGACGGCTGAGTAAGCTGCGATAGGAAACTATCGCCCAGGAGAGAATCGCGCAGCGCTGAAGAAGAGGCATCAACACCAAGACGCTTTTGATCAACCTCTAGGCCCAAAGCTCTTGCTATCGAGTCTGCTTCCATAGCCGCATCCTCTCTAGCAAAACCCATAGCTGTTAAAGCATCTCGACTTTTTTGTTCTTCGATTGCTTTCGATAATGCGAACTGTTCAGGAGATCCACCATAAGCAGCTGTCTGCAATCCAGATCGACCTTGATTAAACAATTGATTGTTTAATTGATCTTGCGCTCGTTGTTCTTGTGGAGTTCTTATTTCACGTAGACGATCATAGACAGCTTGCTCCCTGGCATCCCTATCAGATCTATCAACCTGACCAGTTACAGGATTTACATTACCGCCAAAAGGACTAGTCAATAAATTGATAAGTGCATTACGTTCTTTTGTCGGATTAAAACTTACTTCACCAGTATCAGGGTCAACAGTTTTTCCAAAAACTGTGTTGTAACCAAAGTTAGCAGCACCCGATAAATCAGTTTTTAATTTATCAAAAGGACTGTCTAACGTATAAGCCGAACCCCCTTTATCATCAAAAGTCACTTTGCCAGGACCAGCCGTAACTGTAAAAGGATCGAACTTAGTACTTGTTTTTAGTTCATCACGCAAACTATCTAAAGTTGTCTTTGCTGTATCACCTAAACCTTCAATTCTATCTGCTGCTTTATCTGCACTGGCTATTCCACCAATCGCAGCGATTAAGTTGCGAGTACCTTTATTGCTCTCATCTGTCAAAAAGTTATTAACACTGTCTTTACCAGAGCTAATAGTATCTTCTATATCTTCTACCCATTTAGGGTGATACCAAGTATGAGACATCAGTAAGTACCTCCATCAATCGTGGCAATCGTTGAGGTGCCAGTGATATTGACATCAGCAAAAGTTGTCAGACCCGTAAAATTTGCATTATTAGCGTCTGCTTTTGTTGCTGATGCTGTAGCGATGTTATTTAGTTCAGCGTCTATCTCACCACCTTTTACCACCTTATTAGGATTTCCGCTTACTAGAGCGTCTTTCGCAGCGAAATTTGTCGTTTTCACATAGTTAGTCACTTTTAATCTCCTAAAGCATCCTGCCAACTAAACTTTGGACGTTTAGTTGTTGGATGGCTATCTCTTTGCCACTGACAGTTGTTTCCAAGCCGATCTGGACTACAGTTCCAGATCCGCTTGCATTAACACGCTGTTCGTTAATTAATTGTGGTGATTCAGAATATTCGGCACCTTCATTAAACTCACTTAAATTATAAAAAGCCTCATTACTTTGAGGTAACGTGAATACTCGTTTTTTATAACTGGATTTATAGTCATACGCCCATTGCAGAGTGACATTTGCTTCTGACCCTTGGAAAGTGATTAGATTAATTTTTTTAAGGAATTTGAGCCTAGATGAATCACCAAAATCCATAGGATGGCTGTAGTAAGACATGACATAGTCGTTACCAATATCAGTCATCAAATTGTACTTTGACACGCCTGACTTTATACCGAACAAAAGTTCATCAGAATCGTTCAATAAAAATGCAAGTGGCAATATAGATGACCACGTTGTCGCTCTTAAACTGCCATCGTCTAAAGGAAAACGTGTATCAAAAGCATAAGTAGAACCAATACCAGTAAACGCTATTAAAACAAAAGCGTTGTTAGGGTCGAATACTGTTTTAATATTTGCATAATCTGCAGCAATTAAAGTCTTGATATCAAAATTAACATTTCTCGATATATCTCCAATAGGAGCTGATTTTTCTTGTATGGTCCTGCCAAGACTACGAACACCAGTAAAATCAACGAAAATTAAATCAGAACCAATACTTACAACTACATCTCTGGAAACAGCACCTATATTTTCTACTGTATCACTAAGAACCATTGTAGAAGGATCATCTGCTCCTGCATAAACAATAAGGCTGTGTTTACCAAATATAATTAAGAAATTGTTATGTGTTCCCAATGCAGTAATTTCATCGTAACCACTAGGCCAAACATTTGTAAGGTCCAGGGATCCGCTTGATCCTGAATTCCAATCTACTCCATCAAGCAGATCAGACCAGTACAAAGTCTTTTTGTTGCCAGTAACGTCAGCAGCCCATACTCGACCGTAAGCTGCCAAACAAATGTGAGCATGTGGAGGTGTTCCCTGGGCGGCAGCATGTGCTGTAATAAGCGTTAATGCTGATGTAGAGGGATCATAAACTAGCGGAGCATGATCTCTTTGAAACATGTAGAACTTATTGCCCAAACTGCAGCTCGACCAATTATTAGCCGTAATAGTATAAGCACCAGGAGTTATATCTGTTAAAGTTGTGTCGCCAGAGAAAATAGCATTATTACCAGCAGAGAAAAAAACTTTAACACCATCCTCTTGGACAAACTCATTAATATGTTCAATACCATCACTAGAACCAAGCACACTGGCACCGTTAGTGCTGACCATGCTGTGTCCTTTTCTTGCTGCTATTCTTCCTTGCTTATCAATAACAGCATTATCGCAAATAGAAGCAAATCCCTGGGGCTGTAAAAGTGGAGAATCTTGAGTATTGATTCCACCAAAACCAGGAGCTGCTATCGTAATGTTCTGTAATTGTTGAGCCATAGTTTAAACTGCGTAATAGGTTTCGTTTTGATATCTGTTTTGATCTATCGCAATCGCATCACTTAAAGCTGAATCAGCAACTTGAAATTGTTCTGCTGCTGACATGCCTCCAGTTTCTCCTCTTTCACGTAATGCCATACCGAAAGCTAATTGCAACACAGGGTTGCTCGGAATGGACAAAACATCAGTGTCAGCCACTAAATCAACTTGTGGAATAATCATATCGAATCTCAATTCTTGAGCAGCATCTGGCACTGGATTTAATTTAACTTTTAGATAACCATCTGCGCTCGTTCCTTCAAACATAAAATCTGTTGGAGATCCTGAAGGAGCAGTCGCTAAAACTGTATTGTTATTGAAATAAGTCAAATCGCGCTGATTCATATAGTTATTAGTTGCATTATTCATCGCCTGTTTAAAAATTGCGTTTTGATAGGCGTTTGTCAGCGTGTACTGTGACGTAGATGGAACAGTATTAAATGTCAAAGTAGTTCTTAATGCGGTCCATTCGTGTCGCAATTCTATTTGCTTTTTAGCATCATTAACTAATTCGCCTATTAACACTGAATAATCATTCTCTGGCGCTGTTGTAACGGTGCTTTCGCGCAACCGTTTCAACACGCCATTTATTAATTCCAAATATGTCATCCGAATAACCTCGATAGAAGAGATGTAGGATCTAACCTAATCCTGTCTAATTTAGATCTCGCTTGATCTGTTACTGGTGTATTGTCTGCAATTGTCATCAAAGTAGTTATTCCAGGGTCACCTTTTTCGCCCTTGTCGCCTTTTGCTCCAGTCGCACCTGTAGCACCAACAGCCCCAGCAACTCCGGCAGGGCCAGCAGGGCCAGCAGGACCAACTCCTCCAGCAGCACCAGCAGCACCAGCAGGACCAGCAGGACCAGCAGGACCGACTCCTCCCGTGGGGCCAGCAGGGCCAGCAGGACCAACACCTCCCCCAGGAGGTAATGCTACGACTATCCCTCCACCAGAAGGAGTTCGTCTTCCAGTAACTGTCGTATCAACAGTTGCTGTACCGTAATCATCGCCACCAATATTGTTATTTGTGCCTGACTTATCATTATTTGAATTATTAAGGTCACTAACATTGCCAGCTATATCTATTTTTGTTTTATCTAAATCTGTATCTAAGGCATGTTCCGCAAAAGCACCGCCATCGGAGGTTGGAAGAATCGAATATTGTTTTCCATCTAACAAACCTCCACCGACAAACTTACCTCCAACCGATTGATCATTTTTGTATGTTGTTCCATCCGCATGCACAAACACATCTTTGTCTGCATCATAGGTGTAAACATTTGAACTAGGATCTACGGCGCCTGTTTGACTTAAATCTGTAGGTTGATTTGTTGATGTGTCTTGATCATTATTGTTAGAACCTTGCTGCCCAGCATTTGCATTTTGATTACCAGGTGTTGTCTGTTGTTGATTGTTATTGTTTGGTGGTTTTCCTCCTCCTCCTCCTTTAGATCCACCAGGAGGACTCGATGCTCCTCCCCCAGATTGACTAGGCACCCCTGGTCCAAGCACTAAACCTCCATTTGTAGCTCCAGCATCTGCACCAGTATCCGCAGCCAATTCTCTGCCAATAAATCCATCTTTGTCAGTACGACTAAAAGGATCTAAAGTGTCTGGATCATGCGGTATATTTAATATAGTTAAAACTTCGGAAGCTGCCTCTCTTTTTTGTTCTTTTGTTAACGTAGGGTCTGCGTTTATTTCATCTATTCTTGCGAAAGCACTATCTCTGACAGATGCTTGTATTGCATCACCAGATAAATCTAACGAACTCCCTACACTTTGAGCTGTTGCTAATTGATTATCACCCAATACGCCACTCGCTTGATCGGCAAAAAAATCATCGATAGCACTTCTGTAATCTAAGACATTGTCGAATTGATCCCCAAGAGCAAAAGGATCAAATTGCTTAGTGACTAGTATTTCTTCCAAGGCGCGAGAAGATGAACCACTGTAAGGGGCATCGTCAGAACCAATATACTTTCTGTCTCGGATCGCTCCGTATAAATCGTCCTTATCCTCATCCATTATTTCTTACCACTTTGAGAGCCGAAATAATATGCACCCCCAGTACCTAAGAGGGCCGAGAGCTGTCCGAGTACGAGTGAGATTATGGTTTCATCGTTTTGATCGTGAGGCATAATCGTAATCATGCAAATAAATCCTCCATACAACAGCAAGCACAAAATGATAAATATCCGAGGAGTCCAATCGTTTGCTTCTCTATTTTTTTCTCTTGCATCTTGTCTGTCTTGAACCTCTGTCTTAAAACTTTCTAGGTCTATTTCCATCTCTCTTATGCGGTTTTTAAAATCAGCATCTGCCTGTTTTACAAGAACCGCTTTTTCAGGCTGTCTTTCGATTAAATCCTCTATCTCATTTGCTGTCGTAGTCTCTGGCAAACCCAACTTAGAAGCTGCCATTTTGACTGCCATTCCTGCCATTGGCCCACCTGCTGCACTAGCAATCGTAGGAGCTAATGATTTGAGCAATCCACCTAGTTTCATAGTGTTAGTAAATACACCTTTATTCCAGCCTCAATGTTGTTTATGACTTTCCCAGGCTATCTTCCTCAACTATTTCATCAATGGTGTCGCAAACATCTGGTATTGCGACACCAGTTGTAACCTCTGTTGCTACACGCCCTACTGCTCTTATTCCTTTATATACCCCACTACAATACAGTTCTTTGTTTGCAATCATTTCTTCACTGACCTGACAACCAGTAATAACCATGAAAACTAAGGGGTAGATATATCGCATATAAGCTCCTCAACATTGCAGTCTTTGACCCTGGGTGTGTAACTTTTGTCCATCATGTGATCAGAAATAGAATCACCAATCCTGCGATCTCCATCTCTAAAATCTTTTGATGGGTTTAAATAATTGTTGCCATCTTTGCCAAAATAAATAATGTCTTGGTTTATATCTGCCTGATAGAAAATCTTAGGAATAAGTGCAACCAAGTCGCTTCCTGCCACGACAGAAATATTGACTATGTTTTCTAACTTTTTTTTGCTTTTAAAAAATACATTCGGTCTACCAAACGTGATTAATCTGACATCATGAAAATTTCTTAACTTCAAGGCGCTTATCGTTGCACAGGCACCTCCTAGCGAATGCCCGATACAATAAGTTTTCTTTCTCGGATCTAGCCTCTTGCGTATGTCCTTCCAGACGGATCCTTGTGCAGCAGCAAAGCCACCATGTACCCAGCGACCGTTAACTCTCCAGGGGATTGCACTTATATTCATAAGCCAATCTTTGCCTTCTTGGGTGCCTCTAAAAATTATGTATTGGATATCATTGCTATAAAGATAGAAGGCTGTGGTGCCTAAAGAACTGTCAAAACGAGTAGCTCCATCTATGGACTCATCGTAAGCTTGCTCTGCCAGGGAGCAAGCTTCCTCGATCTCATCATTTGTTAATGTAGTTGTTATGCCTTTCATAGTTATATATTAATACTTTTAGTCATTTCCCATTGTAGAAAAAAATACGACTGCGTACAAAATAGCTGCCGTCAATGCGGCTCCTCCTACTAAAATTTTAAAGATCAATTTCAAGTCTTCCATGAACTGATCTTCTTCACTCTGTTGTGCTGCTCTTTGTTTTGCCTTTATTGCACGTTTCTTTTCTATCTTGGCTGCTTCAGCTTTGATCTTGCCCCATCTGTGTGTCTTTCCTTGACGCATATAATGATCACGGATTTTTTCCATCATCTTCTCAATCCGTTCTTCTTGCTGATCTATCGTTATAGCTTCTTCAAGAGCTGAACCCACCAACAAATCTTCAGTACCAGCATTCCTAGCTTTATTAATATGTTCTTCTACTTTCTTCTTGGCTGTGAAGAATTTACCAACCTCACTCGCCATGTCCTCAACGTCTTTTTTCTTTGCAATAGCTGTTTGGCATAAAACAAATGCGGAGTCTAATGCTTTTATAGCAAGCATAGCCTCCCCAATCATAATTCTACCCTTTTGCACATTGCAGAGATGTTTGTGTTTACAGAATTTAAAATAATTCTTTGAGCAAATCTTTCACAGTTAGTTTTTTGCTCAAAACACAATCCCTCATCACAATTTGTAATTGCTGCGATTCCTCCTATAACGATAACCAATATAAAAATATTCATGTGTCATCTTAATTAGCTGGATAAGCCTTCCAATCGCTTGCAGTCGGAAGATCGATTACTTGTGCTCCATGCGATGCACGGTGGTAAGAACCATCTAAAGACACAACAAGTAGATGTGTGAGCGTTGAAGAACTGCCATCGTCACCGTACAGTCCAAATAATTTGTGATAATAAAGAGTGCCAGCTCTGTGAAACCAACCAGCAACAGAGTTATCAATGTCGCAGTAATAAATGTCTGTAAATTTACCGTTGGTTGGATTTATTTTGAATTTCTTTAAAGTGTTCTGTCCCGAAAAATAATCATAGCGTGGATGCACACTCTCAAAACACATAAATTCATTTTCAACGCCAGTGGCGATAAAGCCACCTTGACCGTAATAGTGCATTTGAATTTTTGGTATCCATCCTCCTGCGTTTGAGGTTGGAAAATGAGTAGGTGCAGCGTCATATTGAGTCCATCGAGATGCTTCAAACCAAGAGTCATACATCATGACTACCGGAGTGCTGCCATCCATCAACAAGAAAGCAAAACCTTGATAGCGTGTTTTATCCATCCCTGTGTTAATTTCGTTGCTCACATTACCGGAACGATTTAGTGTTTGCGCTGAATAGTTGCTATCTACGTTGTATCGCCAAATTTGCACAGGGAAATCATTGGTCGCATCGGGATAAATTCCTGGTTGATGGATCATACGGATAGATTCGACTGTTGAAGAGGTTGTGTTTTGGCATTGGGTCATGCTGCCCATGTTCATGCCGCCATTAGTTGAATCAACGGTCATTATCCGGTAGCTCGCCCGACTGTTCGCGTTGTCATAACCCACGTTAGCTATATAACCATTAGCTGAGTCATTTGTCGGCAGTACCTCACGATGACCACCTGAATGATATAGACCATTACCATTACCAGTGCCAGCAACATGAGTGTTATATGTTCCACTATCATTGAAACCATAATTGGTAATGTTAAAACTATGACTTCCTTGATTCGACCAAACATAATAGCCGTTTTGAGTCATCTGACCCGATCCCTCGATTGTGAAATATTGGGAAGTCGAATGAATGTTTCCAGCATAATTACTATGATGCCAAGTTCGCTCCCAATTTGAACTCCAAGTCACTGTTCTCGTACTCGGCACAACATCAAAATAAATAGTTGCGTATCCACCGCTATAGTTACCGGCATTAGTAGCTGTTTGGTTCTGACTGAAAGCAGTCGTTACTATAAATTTATTGCCTTTCGACCTATCAGTTACATTAGTATCTCTGCCACGAAAACAAGCGATATAATTGTTACCTAGAGCCATTACATTACCGAAACCTTGTCCCGACATATTCGCGTGAAAAGGTGTGCTAAAAGTGTCTGTCCCGACAGTAGGAGCATAGGTAGCTCCTCCACCAGCAGCATCACCCCAAGCAATATCAGTACCATCAGATTTTAAAACTTGATCGGCTGACCCTTTAGTTAGGATTGCAGTTGCACCAGATGAATTTCCGTAGAGAATCGAGCCTCTGCTTAAATCGTCTAATACGTTGAGTTCACTTCCGCTTGCAGTTACATCATCAAGCACGTTAATTTTTGTGCTTGAATCTGCCATGTCTCTAGCGCGACTTTTTGCAGTAATTGTATTAAGTTGACCACCCATAGCACTATGAGCCGAGCAGTAGTAGTACAGTGTTGGTGCTACCGCTAGGACTATTGATGTGTAAGCACCAGCTTGACCAGGAGTGCCGTTAGTTGAAACCCCCGAAGTATACTCAGTTCCCCCTCCATGAGTTCCATTGCTAGTGATACTCAACCTAAAAGGATGAGTCGCATTTGAGGCATCAGATTGATCGAACGTGTAGGTCTGCCCCTCAGTTAAATTTAAAGTGGCTTGACTAACACCATCAATCAAAAACTTGCCACCTGAAACTGTAACGGCATAAGTTGTCATGTCAGCTCCTTAAAGCTTAAAGCTCGATTTTTAAAAAAGCAGCTATTGTCGGATCAACAGGTTTTGGAAGAACAGCATCACTAGCATTGTCATCAGTTACACCAGTAGTCGCATCTCTAAGTTGCTGCCGATAAATATCAAGAGTTGCAATATTGCCATCCTCTAATCCCAGTTTTTCCTGAACATCTGGTAGATAAAGACAGTCGGTCGCTTGCAAAGCTGCATCACGTTCTGCTCTAAATTCGTCTAAAGTATTTGCCATTTTTTATGCTCCACTAATTAGTTGGGTAGGCTTTCCAATCGGATGCTGCTGGTATATCAATTATTTGTGCTGCGTGTTGGTATCTCGCATAATTAGCATCTAGTCTGACAACTAGTAAATGAGTAATAGTTGAAGAATTACCGTCATCACCCCATAATCCGTATAGCTTGTAGAATCCGTTTTGATCTGTTTTTGACCACCAACCTTCGACAGACGCATCTATCTCACAGTAATAGACATCCGTAAATTCGCCATTTTGAGGATTTATTTTGAATTTTTTAAGAGCAACCATGCCTGTGTAATAAGCCTCTTGGAATGGATGCGAACTGTCATAACAAATAAACTCGTTTTCGACTCCAGTAGCAACAAAGCCACCTCTGCCTCCGTAAGACATACTTTGCTTTGGTTTCCATCTTCTGGCAGTACCACCGAAATATGTTGGAGAAGAGTTGTAAGATGTCCATCTTGTAGCTGCCCAATAGGTGTCATACATCATTACAACAGGAGTTGATCCATCCATTAGTAGGAAAGCAACCTGACCTGAATACTGGGTTCTATCAAAACCACTGTTGATTTCACCACTAACACTACCTTGGTAATTAACACATTGTTTTGAATAATTACCATTTACATTGTAATTTATTATATGCAATGGATAATCATAAGTGCTGCTAGGGTAAATGCCTGGCTGGTTAACCATATTGACTGAATCACTGGTGCTAGACGTTGTGTTCGTACAAGTAGTCATAGCCCCGATACTTGGAGCACTTGTGCTTGCCTGAAAAGTAATAATTTTATAACTGGCTAGTGAGTTGCTTTGGTTATAACCTGTATTTAAAACATAACCAGAAGCCGAATTATCTACTGGAAGAGCTAATCTATCTCCATTGCTATGGTGTAATCCAGCACCAGCCCCTACTGATGTGTTTTGGGTTGAAATAAGCCCACCATCAGTCCAAGAGAACGTAGCAATAGTGAATTGATGACTTGAGTAACCATTCCAAACAATATTACCGTTCAAACACGATTGACCAGAACCATCAATCGTCCAGTATTGTTGTGTAGAGGAAGCAGTACTAGAATAGCCGCTATGATATTGAAATCTATCATAGGATTGACTACTAGTGTTCCACGTTATTGTTCTCGTAGATGGTGTGCATGAAAAGCTCGTAGAGGCATAACCATCCATATAGTTACCAGCCTGTCTAGCTCCATTTGTTTCTGTGTAAGGCCAATACATAATAAAACGATTTGACTTGGCTTTGTTAGTTGCAGTGGAGTCCCTACCTCGCATAACGCTTAAATAAGATGCACCTCCCGCAGACTGTACCGACCCATAACCTTGGGTTGACATCCATTCATTAAAATTTTCAGCAAAAACCTCTGTCCCTGCTGTGGGCGCATAGGTAACACTACCGCCACCAGAAGCATCAGCAAATGACAATGTGCCAGAGCCATCTGTTTTTAAAATCTGGTCAGCCGAGCCATCTGCCACAGGTAGGTCAAGAGCAGTTAGAAAACTGTTAAGGTTTGCATCAGCAGCAACAGGTACACCAGACTTTTGTAGTGCTCCAGTGAAGTTAGCGGTTGTGTCTGAGTAAGCTGGAACACTGACCCCACTTTTCTGCAAGTCACCAGTGAAATTTGCAATAGAATCGGCATACATCGCTGCGCCAGTTGTTCCCAGTGTGTAATAGCTAAGTGATGTCCATGCTGTCGATCCATCACCAGCTTTTAGCTTACCTGTATCCGTTTCTAAGCCTAATTCACCTTGCGTTAATGTTGGGTTTGCGCTTGTCCAATTCGCTGCTGTATCTCGTCTAATCTGTATTCGATCAGCCACTTGCATTACCTCCATCTATATTTTGTGCGGTGGTATAAGTTGAATTTGCAAAACCACCATCGGTATTTCCAATTTCGTTGAGCAATGTGAAAGTGCCATAAGCAACAATATCAACAATGTCACCAGCAGCAGCCCCATGTGTAAGAACAACAGATGTGCCATTTGTCGCTGTGAAATCTGTACCATCAACCATCTTTATGCCGTTTAAGTACAAATCAAGATAGGTAGCATCATAACCACCTGTAACATTAAAAGTGGTTTGGTTAGCTGTTGCTGTATAGGTATCTCGTGATGATGTGCCATTAACTGCTGATCCAGCGTCTTGCCAACTGCTGCCGTTATAAACTCTTAACTGATTTGTTGTTGTTAGGAACGCTAGAGTTCCACTTGCTAATGGATCACCATCTAAATCGGTTGTCGGATCGCTGCCGACTGATCCCAGATATTGATCTTGAAAAGTGTCTAAGTGAGTTTCGGCTGTGGTAGCAGCAGTTTGGGCGGCAGAAACAGAACCGCTTATGGATGCAGCAGAGGCCGCTGCATTAGATTCGCTGGTTGCCGCTGCTGCGGCTGATGTGGCCGCATCAGTGGCAGAACCTAAAATTCCATCGACATAACCCTTCCTGGTTAAAGTATCTGCTGTTCCAGGTGTTGCTGTAGAGGTTATCGAGTTTGATCCTAGAGTAACATTGCCGCTAAAAGTGCCACCAGCAAGAGGCATCATTACATCGAGTTGGCCTTTAGTTACTGCATCGCCAGAAGCAGAGCCATCTGTTAATCCTGTAATTTTATTACTTCCCATTGCGATAGCACCCGACATCGTGCCACCAGCAAGAGGTAATTTTGTTGCTATTGAATTCGTTATTGTCGTGTTAAACGCTGCATCATCATTTAAAGCTGCTGCAAGCTCGTTTAGTGTATCAAGTGCTGCTGGAGCACCACCAACAAGATTACTTATTTGTGTATCGACCCACCCTTTTGTCGCGGCTGATGTACTAGCTGTCGGGTCAGCTATGTCTGTTAACTCTGCTGCGTTAAAATCTACACTACCGTTGATTACCAGATCGTGTAGCGTAGTCGTGCCTGATGAGCTTGTCACATTACCGGATAACGATCCAGTAACTACCCCGGAAACTGGACCGTTGTGCGTTCCTGTTGTATCTCCGGTTAATGCACCAACAAAGTTAGTGCTTGCGGTAATTACTGTTCCGGTAATAGCTTGTGCGCTTGCACCACCTATAACCACACCATTAACTGTGCCGCCAGTAACCGTGACATTTGACGAAAGAAAACTGTTATTAGCTGTTACTACGCCTGTAGCTGTGAGAGCGCCTGTCGTTAATGAGCTTGGATTCGTACCAAGCTCTACGACAGTCGCAGAGTTATCTTCAGTAAATAATCTTTTGTCAGCGACGTTAACAGCGAGTTCACCTGTTACTAAATCGCTAGACGTAGGGATACTTGACGCTGTTGTCGAAAACTTTGTAATGATCGTGGTCATAAAAAACTCCCTAATTTAAAGATCGGGGGATCCTAAGATCCCCCACGCATAGAAAAGGGGGAGATTTATGCGTTAACGATCAGATTGAAACCACCAGTATTTTGGTAAGCCTTAACACCATATACCGCATCTGAGGTAACGAGGTTAGCTAACCATTCTTGCTTATACTGTGTTTGTGATCTCACATTTTGCTGCATAGCAAGAATCATAGTATCTCTATGAATCAACATTGCTTGTTTGACATCTCCAGTGTTAGCGGAGTTATCTGCAGCTGCCTCAACAACTGGGCAGTTAGTTGATACATAAATTGGGATACCATAAAGCTCACCAATTTTTGCATTTTCAACAGCTCGACCAGAAACAAAGTCTGATGACACATAGCGATCAACGCCCATAATGGCATTTTTCAAACTAGGTGGTATGACAAACGCACGATTGTCGTAAGGCACATCTAGGTCATCTTGCTTTTGAATCAGATCTCTAAAACATGCATCGGTAAATACGTCTGCGCTACTGACGGTATCCGCAGCGTAGCTGGTTAAACCAGTTGATGCATCACAATACCAGGAGGAAGATCCTTCCCAGCTATTAGTAGCATCACCAAAGTATTTACCAACTTCGTGAAGATCAGTATCGATCTGTTTTGCTAGAGCATAACCAGCATCCTCAACATAGAAGGAACGCTGACTAGCAAGTGCTTGCATAGCTGCAATGTCTTCTACTAAACGAGAATATTCATAGTGCTTGTCGATAGCGACTTGCACTTCGCCAGCAGTGTCGTTTTGAATCGTCACAGCGGTGCCAGAGGCTTTTGCTGTTACCGAACCGCGACTAGGAGCAGGAATATGGATGGTGTCACCCTTCTTTCCTACCATGCTCATGTTTTTGACAAGTCCAGCAACTACCAAACGGCACATATAGGCCGCTTTAACTTCATTGCTCCAAATTTCAGGGATAAATGTTGCTAAAGTGGTTTGCGTACTCGCACCACCTTGAGCAGGATATACAGAAGTAGCCATTAGCTTAAAACCTCAAAGAAAGTTAGTTATTTATAACCCTTCCTTCTTGATAAGCTTTTAAAATCTCAGGATAAAGCTCATTGTAGCGATCAGGGTTACTCGTCATAAGCTCTCTTAAATCTGATGCCCTAACTTTCTTACCTGTCGTTTTCTCTGAGCTACCTGTAATGTTGCCGCTGGATGCAGCAAGAACAGACTCTCTACGATCCGCAGTGGGTTCAGCTGGTTGTTGCGTTGTCGCCTTGTATCCGCCAATAAGCTCTTTAGCAATTTCAACATCGAATTCAGCATTCATTGCCTGGAAGCTTTTTGTGCGTACTGGTGACGCAGCAACCCAATTGCCAAACTCATTGCTACTAAGAACATCTTTAAAATCTGGGTGCGCTGCACTCAGTTCTCGTTTGATGTTCTCTAGCCTCAAGTTCTCTACTTCCTGCTTCATTGCTTGTAGCTCTGGAGCAGACTGTATCGTACTCTTTATGGCCTTTTCAGGGTCACCAAAATAATCAAGCTTCTTTTCTGGCTTTGCTTCGGATTTTGGAGGGAGCTGCCCTTGCAGATATTGATCAGCAGCCTTTACGGCTTCAAGTTGTACCCTGGCATCACGTACTTCCTCAGATTGTCTGCCAATCATCATTTCTTGATCAGCTAACATTTTTTCTAAGTCTTCACGCGACTTTTCGGCATACTTGGAAACAGGCTTTTCTGCCTGTTTCTGTTGCTGCTCTTGTGGTGGTGTCGCTAAAGCGTCCTCCACATTTTTACTATCTGGTTCGGACTCCTTCTCTTGATCTAATAACTCAGCCATAACTTTCCCTCAAATATTCAAGACCCTATGGGCTACCTTGGTTTACGCAAGACCGTGGGAATCGGCTGCCTTGCGCTCCGCTTTTATTTTCTCTTGCCTGTTCAATGACCATCTCCGAGTTGCGCTTGGGAAATCTCCCGAAATCGGATCTAGCACTGGTCCTGCAAAAGAAACAATCCGAGTCGATACCTTGTTACAGAGGTCACAAGGAAGACTATGAACATTAGAATCAACAAATTTTTCAAACAAATGCCCATCAGGACATTTGAAATCGTAAATTCTCCTCATCCGTTCCAATCCTTTCGACTTCGGCTGGCTTATTCAGTATCAGGGCAATGATGTCTAACTGTCCTTGCCTAAATTTGAGATCGTTGTTATCCCGACACGTTCTAAGCTCTTCAGCAATTTTCTGCTCTTTCTCTAGATCCTCGACAAGATATTTCCATCCCTTTGAGCGAAATAGCGCAAACATCGCTTCCTGGTACTTCTCGGTTTCTAGATCCATACGCAGCTATATCAATATATAGTGTATTACTAATCCTATCATACTATATGACAATTACTACTGTCTATTGGCGAACAATTTTGCCTGTTCTGTGCCGACTTTGCGCTCTTGGATTTCTAATTTAGAAGTCTCAATGATCCGTTTATCGTCTGCAGACAGCTCACCATCAGCTCTTTGAAGCTGTGCATTAGCCTTAATACGGTCATTTTCGACCTCAAGCGGTATAGCAGCCGTTTCAGCCTCATATTTCATAGATCTGCTGTTAAATTCATTAGCCTGACCATTGAGGACGTTGATCTGCGCCTGTTGTACTGCCAATTCGGCTTGTTGTATCGCTTGACGCATCTCTTCAGCCTCTGGATTTGGCTTTTGAGCATCATCAATGCGTTTTATAAGCTCTTCACGGTTCGCCAGCTGCATATTTTCGATAATTGCTTTGATTAACAGACCATAAACAGGGGTATCGTTGCCCATAGTCTGCAATAACTGCACTAATTGGCTAACTTCGTACTCTCTAGCCACTATTCCCAGGCTACTTTGTACTTCAAACTGATAATCGTTTACTGGGTAGCGTTCAGGATCGAACTGCATGTAACGATGAGCACTCATTTTAACCATTGGAATCAAAAATGATTCTTGGAAGTTAACCAATGTTCGCTTATGGCGCTTTATAATAGCGCCAAGCGACATACTAATTCCTGCAGCAGTAGCTTCACCATTGATGGACCCAGGTATGCCAGCACTATCAATAGCGCCAGTTGCAGTTTGTACTAATCTTTGAAGTGATTCTGCTTGAGCAAACGTGATTTGTGAAACCTGACCAAAATTGAAAGGCCGTAATACTTCATTTGGATCACCATTGGTTAACAAGATTCTCCCTGGTCGTACCTCAGGTCTGGCACCTCTAGGCATTCTTGTACTATCCATCGCCATCATCGGAGCATTAGTTAACGCCAAAGCATCTATTCTTGCTCGTAACTCAGCATCTAATGCTTTTTGTGAAGAATAGCCCTTTTCACAAACTCCACGGCCCCAAAAACGATTCGGTACTATATCCCATTGAAAAGCCACAATTGGCCTGTCCTTCATGTAATAGGGGTTTTCTTGCGCTTTGAGGACCACCGATCTGTTAGCAATGATAACCATGGCTTCAACGTAATAGTTGCCATCAACCATTGTCGCTTCAGCTTCAACCACATCGCTATCTTTCTCAATTTCTTCTTCAATTGCTTTTTCTATAGCATCCTCAACAATGTCAGTTCCTGTAAATCGATCCAACAAATGTTTTGGCACCAATCCAAAGTATTTGGTCAACCTGACCTTATCGTCAGGTTGATCAATGAGTGTCGGATCCTTTTCTATATTGTCACTTTCGTAGGGATCCATACCAACAGGCACATTAAGGTAAACACCCTGCTCTTGCAGTTGCGTTATCTTGTGCGGAGATACAAATTCATCAATTGCTACTCCCAAGGAATCTTCAATACTGGAAGCTAAAGGATCTATCTTGAAATTTTGTGGTTGTATTGGACGCAGTTTAACGATGGTTTTTTCATCATTTTCAACACCTTGCATTGTCATTCCATCAACAACTTGTTCAGACGGTTTTACATCGTTTATTACATCAACCACAATTTCAGCGATACCAGTACCATAAACTGCTGAATTTAATAGACATTCTCCTACTGCCTTGCGGATTTTTGCTTTATTAAAATTTTCACTTAATTTATCTCGCAAATACTGAATTTTCAGTTTTTCCTGATTTAACTGGTCTGCTTTAGCTTGCAGCATCTGCGCTTCTTCAGGTGAGGTCGGTTCTGAGTCAGGAAATTTAATATCATCGCGTATGTTGAAGAAGGCACCTCGACCAAAGGTGGCTTCCTCGATCTCAGCGACAGAGGACTCCACAGCCTGTTGGAGAGCAGGAGAGATAAGGGTGCTGCGCTCAGACTGTCGAGTTTTGTCCTCTTCGGCCCAGATGCCTCTCCATAAGCGATAATATTCTTCAAATGCTTTTTCATAGTTTTGACGATAGTGATCATTCCAATCATCTACCTGGGCAATCACCCAACTGTCTATACTGCTAAACTCTTCTTCAGTTAAACCTTCTAATTCCTCTGCCATGTTAATACCCCACTAAGGTATCCACGTATTCGTGGTCATCTATTTCATAGTCATCCCAGTAACTCACCTGGGCCAATTGATCGATATAAGCCAATGCGTCCACCGTATCATCATGTGTCAGTGGATCTGGGAACTGAAACAGCTCATCTAAAAACACCTCATTCCATTCCCCAGGACAGATCTTGATTGCACCATTTTCAAATCTTCCTTGAAGGGCCCACATAATACGATCTGTCTTGTTTTTATTTCCGTGTGTTAACTCCTCTACACGGAAATAACGATTGTTCCTTCGCATCACATCACTCAGCGGTGACATGACTGCTTGTTTAGCAATACCTCTCTCAATTCCTACCGACAAAGGTTCGTGATGTTTTACTGCTTCAAAAATCTTGTTAGCCGTTTCATTAAGATCCCAACGACCATGTATAATCTGTTTTACCCACCAGCCTTCCTGATTCACCTTCACTACAGCAATAGCCGTGTTATCTAGGTTTTTGGATTTTCTTTTACTTTTTCCTGCTTCCGCGAATCCAGCCAAGTCAACGCTGATGTAGTAATCGCCATCTGCTGGCTCTTCGGATTCGTATTTAACCCAATCTTCCTTAAACATCTCTGAACCACGTGCTTCAAAGCTTGCCATAAACTCTTGCCTGAAGGCGTAGCTGGACATGGATCTTTTGGCTGCATCAATTTCATTCTTATCCAATAATGAATTGTCGTAACTGGTAAAGTGAAAACCATCCCAATCAGGATCACTCTCTTTTTTTGCCCAAAGGTATAAATCATAAAAATGATTACGACCAATCGGAGTTCCTATAAACAAAGCACTACCCTTGAGATCCGTGAGAGCTGGTCTTAATACCAGCTCCCACGTTTCA